CCCAGAAGAGAATGCTCAGCAGACCATTACCACCAGATTGAATTTGAATATAGGGCCAAGAAGGATACTCATTCCAACTTACAGATCCTTGAAAGAGTGCCCAACAGTCTGTAAATAGAAATTGAACGTACCACTCATGTCCAAAGTCTTCACGATAACGCCATCGGGCAACTTGAAAAAATTTAATTGGGTTCATTTGTAGCCATCCTCAAAAATAATTAAAATTAATCACAATTCTACAATCTTCATCGGTACACGTAGATCCACTATGCTCTAATTCAGAATCAAAGGTCACAATTCTATTTTCAATACTATCAACTTTATCACCATTTTTAAATGTTGTAAATCCGTTGTTTGTATTCACATACAATATTGAAGTTTTCGCAAACTTTTGCTTTGATTTTTGAATATCAGTATGAAATTCATGTATTATATGATTTTCTGTTTTTGTGAGTAAATTTGCTTTAACTTTTATAACTGCATGAGCGTTTAATTTATTTAATATGGGTTTAAGGTGTTCAAATAAATTACTAGATGGTCTATATTCATTCTCATGATAAAACATATGCACAAATTGATAATTCCCATCTCCAATATAATTTACTCCTCTTATAAAAAACCAAGGAAAATTATCAGAAAAGATTATATTTTTTATATCATTAAAATAGTTTTGATCTAAAAAATTATCTATTATTTCCATTTTTATTTTAAAAATTGATACTCAGATTCATAGTCATATAAAATTGGTACAGGAAATAATCCCAATATATTTGAGTTTTCAATCAAACTTCACATTTTTGATCCTCAAAGTCAAACCATTCATACAGAGAGTTCATCGCAGCATCAACTACACAATCAACCACAGCATCTTGATGTGGATTCTCTACGTGTTTATGAGCACGATTATATCCATAACGGACACCTTCTTCCAGGGCCATTTCCAATACCTTACGGAAGTTTGGTTTCATATCAATAAGGAAGAGATTTCAGACCAGTCAGAACTTCTTGAAAGCGTTCGGCACGACTCTTGTGATGTTCTACATTCTCTTCAAGAACACTAACAATATCGTCCAGGACAACATCCAGAGACGCATCAGTATCAAAGTATTGCTGGATTGCTTCGGCAAGATACCTCCGCCGACTCCATTCCATACTATAGGGTTTGTATTCCATAATAATGGGTGTATATGGGTGTATTATAGGGTATTAATCGGATTTTGTCAATCTCGTGTTCGCCAATCAGTTTCGTCTTCATCACGCTTAAACCAATCGTGTAGTTCATCAGGATTATCAAAACCACGGCGACCAAAACGTTCATGTCCTAATCCACCAATATCCATGGAGTTAAGGAAATTATCCATCTCATCCATATCAGGATTTTCTGCTTTTCTTCTTGCCTGACGGAGCATTGTTCCAGCAGAACGATTGGCTTTTGCTAACTTCTCTGCCCAAATCATATCTTCCAAACTCACTTCTTCATGTAGTACAATCTTCTCACAGATTGCCCCCAAACGAAGACGATATTGTGTAGATAACATATCTTTCTCCAGATATAAGATTATTTATTTTTGTATTCGTCCATCAACTCTTTTGCGAGTTTCATAGAACGACGCCATATTAGATATTTTACCACAGGATTACGTGGATTGTTCATTAACCACCACTTTTGCTTCTCATAGTTAGACTTTGCTAACTTAAGCACATAATAAAAAGCAGCAGCAATACTTTCATCCGTTGCGATGAAATATGCTACCACTGCAAATACGATAAACCAAGCGTAATAAGTCATCGTCTTAAATTTTTTAAATATTCTAACACATGTTCACGAACTGACATGAGTTCGTTGTAACATTTTTGATTGTGAGCACATTGTCTCAGTTCGTGATCTGGTTTATGAACGCTCTCGATAAACAAATCCAGACCACGATTCCATTTGACTTCAGGAGATTCTTCCATAATGTGTAACGAAGTTATACTATTTAACTACTTTCTGTAGATTTAGATTCAATGGGAATATCTCCACCAGCTTCATCTTGTAAGATGAATTCTTTAAATTCCTCTCCAAAATGAGTCCATCCACCATTAACTTGTACTGCTAAAGGAATATTTGTTTTTAAATGATATTCGAATAACCAACACAAGACAGAGGAATCCATTTTTTTCCCACACTCAGTAGCCCTGAGAAACATTTTTTCGTTATTTTCTCCCCATCTATGAGTACTTAAAATAACCTTTGAAAGATTGGGCTGCAACCATTCGGGAATATTATTATTTTCTAACCAGTCACATTTAAAAACTCTACATGGAAATTCTGGACGATCATCATAGATCGTACATCCCTTATTCATAAACTGGCATGGTCTTCCAGGATAAATGTCGTATCCATTAACTGTTGCAAATAACCACCCTTCGCAACATATACTACAATCTCCACAAATTCTTTCCATATCCAATCATTTAATAATTTCCCAGTTTTCGTCTCCACATTCGGGAATGCAGAAAAAATACTTTTTATTAATCGAAGCTAAAAAAACTTTACCATCTTTTCTCGATTCTACTCTACAAGAATGTAGTTTATCCATAGAATTTGCAAATCTATTCTTTGCAATATTGGACTTAGGACTTACGCAAATGAATTCAGTTTTCATAGTAGTAGGATTCGGGAATTAATTTTAATCTATTGTTCAATAAAAGTCAAGTAATGCAGATATAAAACTTCTTCCATCTTCTGAGCTTCAATTTCCCAAGGTTGACTCTCCCATTCTAGATTAGAGCAATCAATACCTTTCCAAAGACGTTTAGAACCTTTGTCTCGCAAACTACCTTTAACATGCTGGTAAACATGCCAAAGTTCATGAAAAAGAGTTTTAAGATAGTTTTCTACAGTCATAAAATTGTGAATTTCAATCAGAAATTCGCGGGGACGATGGTCACAATCTTCGACGCTACACCATCCAAATACACCTTCTCGATAAAGTCCTCGATGATTAACAACAATGGAAATTTTGTATCTAGAAAGATACTGATCAACAAACCACTCTACAGCGTTTTCGCAGCGGCGCTTAGAATAGTTGTACCCAGAAGTTTCAAGAAAGAGCATGACTAAAAACAAATTGAGTAACTTTAGATCCCCAGTGCATCAACCACACAAATGAGGATATAAAAATTAAACGATCAAAATTTGAATACATGCGTTTGGTTGTTTACCATGCATGTATTATACACCCATTTTTAAAATTGCGGAGACCTGGGTGGACGGTTTTTAATCTGTCCGCATCCCATCACAGAGAGTCAACAACATCAACAATATCAACTGTTGTTGGTGCATCAGGTACTGAAACATTGAAAGTTCTATTTGGAGTCAAGAGTGCTTCTAATGATTCTTTATCAGGTAATGCTGCCTCTTGAATAAGTCTACTCTGTATTATAGACATTCCAAATTCTTTTAGGTATTCTAAAATAATCTCTTCTTGAGGTGTTCCATCAGGCGCTGTAACTGGAATATCCCAAATAGCAACATTAATTGCTTCATATTCGTCAATTGATTTCTTTGACTCAGGGCTCCAAAATTTACAAACAACATTAAGATTAGCGGAATCAAAAGAAATTATTTTTATTTGAAGATCTTTTGTTGGATACGCCATTGTATAAAAATTTATCTATGATTACTAATTATTTATTGCAGATTTTCTCTTGATTCAAAAGGCATTGCGAGAAAAGGTCTACGATCATATAAGTAATTCTTTCCAAAAGGTCCATCAGCATCAACGTAATGTAAAAATGATTGCAAATACCAACTTTGACTAAATGGTGGTCTCCAGTGCCATAATTCGCATCCACGATATAAACAAAGATCTCCTGGTTCTAATAAAATTTCTGCAGCGTCTTTACCATCTTTGTTTTTACTAAAGTAAATTGGATTAATTGATTCACCTTTGGGAATTCCTAGCGCCAAAGTTGCAGATATTTCACAAGAAGGACGATCTATATGTTTTTTTAATTCAGATCCATAAAAATACAAACGAGTATAAGTGTATGTGGGTAATAACTTTACGCCAATAAGTTCACCCAAAGAATCTGCAGAAGATAATAAAACTGTTTCAATAAGTGGATCTGCATAAAAAGATTTTGCCTGTACTATTTGAAAGTCGAGACCTTTATCATCTTGCCCAGCTTTAATTCTTACAAAAAAATATTCTTGAATGAAATTAATAAAATCTTTTTCTAAAAAATTTTTTACGACATAAAATCCATTTTCTTTAAAATCATTTTTCATCTTAATTTAGGTCCATGTACCCAACCAACTAAAGACTGTCTTAATCCACTTGTAACTGGTGTTACCTCATGAAGCATATGGGATGGGAAAAAAACAGCATATCCTTTTTTCTTTGGAATTCTTTCAGGTTCATAACTTGAATGAATAAGTAATTCTCCACCTTCATATTCTCCAGGATCCGACATTTGTATCACAAAACTTAACTTTCTATCATGTGGGAGATTAGAATTTAATGGATCTAAATGAGCTTTATAGCATCCGTTTTCCTCTACATAATACTTTGTATATTGCAGTCTTTCAATATAAGTTAAATCATAATTCCACCAACTTTCATTGATATCAATAACAACTTGTGTTAAACGCTGATAAATCCAGTCAGTTTCTTGATTGATGTTTACCCAAGAAACCATAGATTTTCTATGTGCAATTGATTGCTCTTTATCATTTAAATTAGCCCCCCCAGTTAATCCTCTTTGTTCATTTAATAAATTACCAATTTGGCGGATTCTAGCTAAGTCAGTTTCAGAAAAAATATTATCGTGCCAGACCCAATATGGAGATTCTTGTGTTTTTAAATACCAATAGTCACCGAATGAAACATTTCTTAATGTCTCAACATCAATTATAGGTTCAATATTATCCAAAGAAGTTTTATTTACAAAATATGTTGATATCATCTATTATTACCCAAAATAAAACTAATCAATTCTTTTATGTCTTTTAATATTTTTTTTATCAGATCAAAAAAAGAAAGTTTTTCTACGTATGAAGTACTTGGCCATTCTATATCTAAATTAATTTTTTGTAAATCTGATAACGAAACAGCATTACTTATTTCTTTTCTTAAATTAATTTCAGACTTTAAACAATTTTGCAAATAAAAAATTACAAAATCGCAAAGATTTAAAAAATCTTTTTTTGGCAAATCAATTACATCATCTAAGAAAGTCCAAGAAATGTAATTAGAATTATTTTCATTTAAATTTGATCTTATGAACATTAAGAGAAATTTTGATTCTAAATCAAGTTTTATTCTTTGATTTTTAAAAAACAAAACATCTTGTTCTCTTTTTTTCCTCTCATTAGAAATTTCAGTAGTTATATTAATTTTACTCATTTTAATAAATTCTTTTTCACATGAGTATTCTTTCAAAATAGGAGAATCATAAGGTATCCATCCAGTGGATGAATGCCCAGCCCAAACTAAATCTTTTAGTTCATCATCACTATATCCATTTAATCCATTAATGTTGTTCCAATTTTCTGGAAGTTTTTGTATTGGAGTTTTTATTATTTTTTCATTAAGATCAACAAGAACATAAAATAGTTTCATAGTCATTCAGAGTATGTAATTTGAGTTCCGTCAGATAATTCTATATTTTGTTCTTGTAAGTTTTCTTCAGATTCTTCTATATTTTGTTCTTGTAAGTTTTCTTCAGGTTCTTCTATATTTTCTACATTCTCAGAATTTTTTGGTGGAAGATACTGTTCAGAATTTTCTGAAGCAAGATACTGTTTGGTTTGCCATGGAGAACTACCTTTCCATATTACGCCAATATTTTCTTCATCAACATGCCAGTCTCTCCAAGCAGAAAAGTCTTGCTTTGGTCTTAATGCAATCTGAAGACCGCAAGCAGATGCTAATGATTCTATAACTTCAACAGCTTCTACTGGCTGCAATTGTGCGTAATATGTAGCAAGATCAGTTCTCATACAAATTTCAATCCCTCCACCAAAAGAAGTTCCAACTGTAATGGATCTTGCTCTATTGATATTTCCTTGCAAAGACATGTATTGAAGGTCGTTTTGCAAAGAATTCATTTTCTTTTGATGTTCTTTATCAGAAGCCATTCTAATCACTCCTTTGTAATTTATGCTTTTATTTATTATTCAAACCAGGTTACAGTTACTTGACCTCCAGGAGCTACGCTGACTGGATAAGTTGTATTATAAACAACCGAAGCATTTCCACTTGATGGAGTAGCAGCTGATCCTGGTTGTCCTGCTTGCCCTCCACTACCAGGATTTCCTGGGTTTCCAGCAAGTCCTGCCTGAGCTCCAGTACCAGAATTTCCTGCCGATCCAGCAAGTCCTGCTTGTCCTCCACTACCAGGATTTCCTGCCGATCCAGCAAGTCCTGCTTGTCCTGCACCACCTGCTGTTCCTGGATTCCCTACTGCTCCGATACTTCCTCTCCCTCCACCAGGTCCAATAATACTAAACGGCTGTGCACGAGGGGGTCTACCAGGAAATATAATGTTGCCAGTGTGTCTACATCCAGCTCCTCCACCTCCAGTACCGTCTGGAGCTGGAGGAGCGCCAGCATTACCACCCATTCCATTAGCACCACCACAACACCACTGTGCTGTTCCACCAGCTCCACCTCCTCCTCCGCCAGATCCGTTTGTTCCCGCTGGTCCGCCAGCTCCTCCTGCTCCATTGTTACCACTATTTCCTGCATTTCCTGCAGCACCACCAGCTCCATTATTACCAGTATTTCCTGGGTTTCCAGCCGCACCTCCAGCTCCATTATTTCCAGTATTTCCTGAGTTTCCAGCCGCACCTCCAGCGCCACCAGCCCCACCAGCAAATGTTAAACCAAAAGCAATTGATGGTTGTCCAGCGGTTCCTGGGTTTCCTGCTAATCCAGCAAGTCCTGCCTGAGCTCCAGTACCAGGATTTCCTGACGATCCAGCAAGTCCTGCCTGAGCTCCAGTACCAGGATTTCCTGCTAATCCAGCAAGTCCTGCCTGAGCTCCAGTACCAGGATTTCCTGTTGCACCAACAGCTGCACCAGTTCCTGCGTTTCCAGTGCCGCCAGGCTGTGCTGGCGGGTTTCCTCCAGGTTCAGCCTGGCTGCCGCCACCATTGCCGCCTGGTCCTACACCTTGAGCAGGACCAGCACCGTTTTGCCCGCGCTGGCCAGCACCTCTAGGGTGGCCACCGCCGCCGCCACCACCGCCAGTTCCACCTCTTTGCCCAATATTTCCCGCAAGTCCTGTTTGTCCCGTATTTCCTGGGTTTCCTTTAGCACCACCAGTACCAAATTGCCCAGCGTTTCCTGCATTTCCTGCAGCACCACCAGCACCTACATTACCAGTATTTCCTGGGTTTCCTTTAGCTCCACCAGCACCAAATTGCCCAGCGTTTCCTGCATTTCCTGCACCACCTTTTCCAGTAACATTTACGGATACAGTATTACCGGGGGCAACCCAGTTTCCAGGGGCATTAAAAGTTTGAGATTTAAATACTCTACTTCCGTTTCTTAATACTTGTCTAGAAATTCCTGCCATGATTTTAATTATTGATAATGGAACCAACCAGTAATAATATATTTTGCATCATTACCATGAACTACATTTCCTCTATGGGTATGAGTAAATCCTGCTGGCCAGATTGCAACAGAACCTTTTTTTGGTTTAACTCGTAATCTTTGATATAAAAATTCTGTTTCACCCGCTGCATCTTCATCAAGAGTATTTAGATAAACGCTATAGACTAAACATCTTCCAGAATGATTGTAATTAGCAGTTCCAGCCTGTTCAAAATGCCATAGATGATATCCCGATCCAGGCACTGTTTTTTGAAGTTTTACTTGACTGCAAAGCAATCCTTGTACTTTTAATATATCATACTCATCTGTATAAAGATCAAAACAAGATTGCAATCCACGCCAAAAAACATCCATAGCTGGCTCTTCATAAAAAAATGAAGGTTCATGGTGCAAGATATTTAATCCGGTAAATTCATCTTGCTTATTAAATTTATATTCACCTTCAAATAATTGCCTATTTCCACACATTCCTCCGTTATAAAATCGCTCAAATTCTGAAATCATGTGATCACAATACTCATCGGAAAATACATTACTATACATTCCAATAAAATCTACATATTTTGATGTTATTTCATCCATTATAATATGCTCCTAAAAATTATGCAAAATTACGTAAAGAAAGTGCTCCATACCAGGTCGTACCACCATTAACAGTAAAAAACGACCAGACATCAGTTTGATTTGCTGTCGTTGTTCTAGTTGGCGTAACGCCATCTTGCCATCTTACTGAAGCTGGCCAAGTTATTGATCTTCCAGCGGTTGCATCATTCGTTAAAAATAACGTAAATGCAATCGCACCTGTTAGTGTTCCAACGTTAAAAGTAAATGTAGTATTTGCAGCTAGAGTTGCGGTAACTGCATTTCCACTAGCAATATTAATAGTTGTAGCAGCTGCTGTATTTCCAACAGCATTGACTGTTTCAGTATAACCTAATAACACGGGATTAGTAATCCTCCTGGATGCATTAATTAATTCACTTCCACTTACATTTAAAGCAGATGTATAATTTAATGTTGCTGCGGTTGTGACGCCAGTAACATTCGCGTGAGGGACGTTAATTATCTCCCTACTATTATTGATAACAGAAGTTCCTGAAATCTGAATAGCCATCTTCGTGTCCCCACTCGGCTTTTCTTATTATTTATTAAGGTTTGATTTTAGTTCATCAACCTCTGCTTTGAGTTCTTTAATTGCCTCAATCAATACACCAATTATACCATTATAATTAACAGTTTTATTTTCTGCTGTTGATACAAGTTCTGGAAGAACTTCTTCAATTTGTTGTGCGATTACGCCGATTGATGGTTTATTAGTATCCTTCCACTCAAATTTAACACCTTCAAGTTTTGTAGCAATTTCTAATGCATTTGCAATTGGTTGAATATTTGTCTTTAGATTAGCATCGGATGTTGAGTTTAAATCAGTACAGGTAATAATACCAGCATTGAATCCACCACCAGAATCTCTAGCAACAATAAAGCTTGCAGTACTTGCGGGTGTCGCATTAATATTTAATGTAACTGCTGCAGATCCATTATAAGATGATCCAGTCAAATATGTCGAGTTAATCGTTAATGTATTAAGGTTGCTTCCAAGAGAAATGCCAGAAATAGTAGAGTTTGATAGTGCTCCATTTGGAATAGAGGTTAAACTAGCACCAGATCCACTGAAAGTTGCAGCGGTCATAACACCAGTAACTCTTGCATCGCCAGTTACATGAAGTTTGGATGTTGGTAAAGACATCGCAATACCAACATTACCAGAAGCCTTGATAACTAAATGGTTCGCAGTATCAGTATTTGTAGCATTAAAATACACAGCATCATCGGCACCTAGAAGACCAATTCTTGCTTTTTCAGTAGTTGCTCTAAAGAATCTCATTAAAGCATGATCTTGAGGCGTCACAAATCGATCAAATCTCATTGTGCCCTGCAAATGTAAGGGATCTTGTGGATTATTCGTACCAATGCCCAAAGATCCAGAAGCAGAAACAACAAAAGGAGTTGTATCTGGATTTGCCTCATCTTCAACAACTAAGGCATTACCTGTTCCTAGTTGGGTAATGCGAATCATATCAACTGATGTTGTTCCACTAAAAAGACCAGCAACGCCAGCAGATGCAGGAACTACGTGCAATCTTGCTGCTGGGTTGGTGTTCGCAAGACCTAGGTTTGTTGATACATATGCACCACCAATAACTTGGAGTCTTTGTTCTACTGTTCCTGTAGATGTTCCAGTACCAATTAAAACTGGTCCATTAGTAAATGTTGCTACACCAAGAACAGTTTGCCCAGTTACAGTACCACCACCAATAATAGCCAAAATTGTACTATTTGTTGTCGTATCAACTGATGCAATATTTTGAAGTTGTCTATCACTACTAATAACTTGTGTAGAACCAATACTTAAAGAGTTGGTGGTTGTAATACCAGAATTATTAATATTTTGAGTCGTTAGATTAGTAGCACTAGTAACACCTAAAGTACTAATACCACTATAGTTTAAGTTTGTACCAGTTAATGTGGTAATGATTCCCAGATTAACATAACCAGTTTGAACATATGCATTAGTGATATTTGCATTAGTTATATTGGCTGTTGTAATACCAATGGTTGTTACAATACCAGTATTAGAATATAAAGTATTAAAATCTGCTGTAGTACCATCAAGTGTCGTGATTGTACTAACACCAGTATAGTTTAGGTTTGTTCCCCTAAGAGCAGTAATTGTACCAACACCAGTATAGTTTAGGTTTGTACCAGTTAATGTGGTAACAATACCAACATCATTATAATTATTGTTGATATATGAATTTGTTATATTGGCTGTTGTAATACCAATGGTTGTTACAATACCAGTATTAGAATATAAAGTATTAAAATCTGCTGTAGTACCATCAAGTGTTGCAATTGTTCCTACACCACTATAACTCAGGTTTGTTCCCCTAAGAGCAGTAATTGTACCAACACCAGTATAGTTTAGGTTTGTACCAGTTAATGTGGTAACAATCCCAGTTTGAGTATATTCCCTAAAAATATAATGATCTGTAGATACACCAATATTAATATAAGTTTGGTTAAATGTTGCAATACCAGTGTATTCTACATTTGTACCTCTTAAGTTGGTTACCAAACCAACATTAACATATCCTTGACGATATACAACACTATCACCACTACATAATTGAATTGTACTAATCCCACTATAATTCAGTGCTACGCCACTTAAAGTAGTAGTAATTCCAGTATCAACATATGCATTAGTAGCATTAAAAGTGGCAATTGTACCAATACCACTATAATTTAATCTAGTTCCTCGTATATCAACTACACTGCTAATTCCAGTTACGTTTAGGAATGTTGCTCCAATTCCTCCCGAAACATGAAGCTTAAATTTTGGAACCGATGTTCCTATACCAACATTTCTAGTTGCGAAATCTGATAGAAGCGCGTATTGCAGACCATCTGTAGATAGACCAACCTCAAGACCGTACTTAACAACGAAGTTCTTGTTGACGCCCATGGGTTCACTTTCCCCCAGTGTTTTTATTATTTATTGGGGGAAAGTGTTTGGTATTTATATTGATATTAAGCTAGAACTCCGTTATTAGCAATTCTACCAAATGGTTCCCATCTGTTAGAAGTAGTATAAACCCAACCAACAATACCACCACTTGTGGGAGTTGCATTATATACAATGTCTCCAGCCCCACCAGCAACTGTTGGTGTCGCAATACCAACAGTAATCTTTCTAGGAACTGTAGAGTTACCTTTCAGAGAGATCAAGAATGCATCAATACCTTCATCTGAGTTAGATGTGAGTCTCTTGTTAATTACAAGAGGACCATCGAACTGAGAAATAATATCACCGTTTGTACCACCTTCAACATAAAGACTGTTTGTAACTCTAGCATCATATGGAGTAATCAGGTTAACACCTTTATTACTAATAGTTTCATCTTCTCCAGTAATCGTTGGAACTGGTGCGTCAAATAGTTCTTCTTCACTCTGTTTCGCAGTAATTTTTTTACTACCAATGTAGAAGTCACCATTATTGTTCATACCAGTATAAACAATACCACCACCATTGACTTTCAATGCCTGACCAAGATATTCTTCATCGGCACTTAATGAACGATCTTGTCTTTCTGGTAGTGAAGTGGAGTAATTACCTGGTCCAAATCCAACATATTCAAAGGTTTGGTTACCTGCACGAGATAGAGATCCTCTTCTCAATTCAATTGGAAGAACTTTAATCTTTTTAACTATAGATCCTGAAACATGGGGATTTCCCTTTGTCCCCATCTGTGCCCTGAATATGGACACTGGGTTTCCAGTGACTGTCGTCTTAATTCTTACAATTTCATCATCGATTAGCAAATATTCGCCAACATCCAATCCGAGACTGGTAACATTAGTAATACTACATATACCAACTGTAGCATCAGGAATTGCATTTAATAAAGTAGTTGTGATTCCAGCATAGAAAGGAGTCAATCTTCCAGAATTGTTCTCATTAAATATTTGAATTCCGCCGCCAGCAGATCTAAATCCAGAATGGAATGCAAAAACTGATGTTGATGGTCCAGTTGGATGAGTTGTTGTTCCAACACCGACTCGAACTGCAAATGTATTTAATCCAACAATTGTTGTTACTAAGAATTCTCTATTATAGAAATTACTTACAGCTCCACCAACTCTAACTTTGTTGTTTACATGCAAACCATGAGATCTTGTAGATGTAAATGTCGCAATTCCAGATGTTCTATCATATCTAAAAGTTGATATTCCAAGAGATTGACCTGTTAGAACAATACTTGCATTTGTTAATGCTCCCGTTGTACCCGCAAGTCCAGTACTTGAAACTGGTGTTATTGGGAAAATTGGATTAGCGGATGCAACTTCAATCTGTTTTGAATTTCCTACTGTTATTCCAGTAATTCTGTAGTAATCATTATATTGTTGATAAACACTTGGATAAATTCCATCTGCACAAAGTATATCACCAATATTATTATAAATGCCCGTTACTCTTACGACAGCTTGAGAGAATCCTGTAGTTGTTGCAACACCAACAACCGCAAGAGTATTTCCAATACCATATGCGCTACCACCATCCATTACCTTGATTGCTGTTATTTTACCAATAGCATCAACTGTAATTCTTGCAGTAGCATTAGCACCAGTTACTGATCCAGCAAATCCAACTAAACGGGCATTGTAAATATTTCCTGCTCCACCAGATCCATACCCAGATCCAATATTATCAATGGTTAGAGTAGTAATTCTATTCAGACCATGATCAATAGAAGTGAAGAAAGTTTGTGCTGTTCCTGTCGGATTGCAAATAACGTTGGTTAAACCAATACCCACTCCCATATCCGATATTTGTTTTACAATATTTTCACGAGTCAAATTAGATTGTGGTTCATCAATAATTACTTTTCCGAGAGGATCTGGGAGAGCATATGATACACTTGGATTTGGATCACTTGTTGGATTATCTCTATTTCTTTGTGGATAAAGATATCTAGATGGTTGTGCGTATTTTTCTCCAGTGAATGGAGATATAGCTGGGGAATTTGATACGTTTAGAACTGTTAAATGATAGATTCCATCTTGCTGATTTGGAATATAAGGTTGCCATTCTAAAACTTTATAGACTTGATACGTCTCTTTTGTTTCTTTTTTCTTAAATCTTGGAAGAGTTTTATCTCTTATTGTAGTATCATTTATGAAAGTTCCAGGATCTGTTACAATTCCTACACTGAACTGCTTTGCGCTACTAATTCCACTCACAGTAAGAACTGCGTTATATGCAGAGTTAGCAATACCCGTTGGATTATTTGTACTCTTTACTCCAAGAATTTCAATCTTAGATCCAATTTTTAAGTTATGTGGAAGTTCGGTATCAAAAGTTGCCGTTGGAGATGACCATCTAGCATCCGAAATAAATCTAAAGTTTCTTAATTCTGCTGCATTTGCAATCGTTGATGTAGATGGATTAAATTGATATGCAACCTCTGCATCTACTGCACCTGTTGTAGAATTAGATTCTTGGATAATATATCCTTCAAGTGGGGCTCTACCAATAATTGCAGAATCTTTAGGTACAATGTATCTAAATTTGTAAAGAGAGTCGGATAAGATTCTACTATAAGCTTTTCTAGTAATGTATGTTTTTGTTGTTGCGCTTCCAAGTGCTGTGGTTCCCAGTCCTACGAGTCTAGGATAAATTGCATTATCACTTGCTGCTATAGAAACATTAACATACCATTGGTTGTTTGTAGTATCAAATTGAACAGGATGTCCGATTTCACCGGCATTTTTATCAGAAACTCTACTAACTACAGAAATCAAATCTCCTTTATTGTTGATATCAATTTCATTATCATTAAGAGCGTCATTTAATGTTGAACCAAGTTTAATCTGTTTAGCATTAATAATATTATTTCCTGTTGCGATTGCATAATAAATTTGATTATTAATCACACCATCTGGAAGTTGTCCGTTGCTTGATACAATTCTAACTCTTTCACCATCAATAAAAGTATGGTTTGCTGCTAAGGTAAGTACATTAGCAGCAACACTATTAATACCTACCGCACTCTTACCAACAAAATAACTCTTCTCGGAACTAAATTGCCCTGTTCCAATTCCACCATTTGGCATTACGATTCTTGCGGTATATACAGAAGTAATACCACTTTGAGTAATTGCTAGGTTTAATTCATCAGCAACTTTTGCTCCAAGTCTATATCCTTGAATAACATTAGATGGTGGGAAGTTAGCATCAGTTTCCCCAAAAAGATATAACCTTCCGGTAGAACCAACTCCAATAGTTTTAGCAACATCAATAGCAGCAAATTCTACCGTAGTGTCTGTATATTCATTCTCTTTTGGGGGAATAATATGTGTGATATATCCAACATCATCTTGTCGGAATGCATCTCTTCTAAAACCTCTAGAACAAAGTGATCTAGCACCAAAGTTTGAGTTTGAGTTTGTAATTGAGAAGTCTGCACCAGATTCTGTGAGATAATGATTAGCAAATCCAATTGCGAAAACAGAAACTAACTGAAGGAATGCATCATTTGATCCCTTCATGTGATAATTTTCATAATCTGGCTTATATCTAGCTCTCGTATCTGAGAAAATATTTTCATTACCAGAAGCGGTAGTATCTTGATATGTTCCAGTACTTACATCATATTTTACAAAAGCATTATTATCTTTCTGAAGTGAAATACCAGTATATTGAGCAACAACCATCGATTTGAATCCTGTTGCTTTATCACCATCTGCATGTAATCCACACATACCCCATACAGAACGTAATGATACGTTGAAGACATATGGAGATGCAGAAGTTACACTATCTACAGTGATATTAAGAGTTGCAGAAGTTACACTGGGTAAAGGTGTATCTGGTATAACAGGTACTTCGTATGTAATTTCTGTTGAACTGTTTACACCAGTAATTAGATATTGACCATCATAACCAGGTGCTCCAACTCCATCAATTCTAATTGGAGTGTCTACTCCCAAACCTTCAAGTGTTTCTTGTAAGGTTACGGTAACAATTGTTGTTCCAGTGATACCATCTCCAGAACGAACACTTGCAATACCTACAGCATCTCCTTTTGATCCTACAATACGATATTCATCAACTTTTGATTGAATATCAACACCATTACTTGGGTAGTCTGGATCAATAGCTCTTCCAGATCCTGGACCATAAACAACACCAATTTTTTCATAGTACATATCAAGGTCAGTTCTGTTTCCATAATAAGTCATGAAGTCATCTTTAATGTTAACATTATTGACTCCATCCGCATATTCAAAAACTGTTAGTTTATGTGCAGAAAAGTTGGGAGTAAAAACATTTGTCGTATAGTCTTTATAAACAAATCCGTTTGGATCGCCATCAAAAATTGTAAACTGCCAAATATAACAAGATCCAGTTAATCTAAAAATAGCAGATCTATCGATTTGAGGATTTTCTGGATTTGGAATATATTTTGGTCTGACGACGGTTTTTCTTAAGTCTAATCCTACAATTGACGTTCCTCTAGGGATAATAACACCACCATGAACGCTATTTAATTTGTAAAGAATGTTATCTGGATCTGTAATATCAAAATTAGCAATGGAATCAAACTCCGCTAAAGTTGTTGTGGTAGATCCATCTCTTAATCTATAAATTCCAGCATCTGGAATCCATCCTGGTCTATTATCAACAAGGTGCTCACCAGGATATAAAAGAATTGTTGTTCTTCCAAATCTATCATTTTCAAGACCTCTTTGATATGAGAATCTTGCAGACTCAATTAATGCTCTTTGAATAGTCTTAAATGGACGAAGTTGAGAATTTCCTTGATTCTCTACACTGTCTGTTGCATCAAGACTGTTCGGATCAACGTAAATAATTGTACCACGAACGCTCTTTAAAAAATTATCTAATCTGGAGAGACCCATCTTATTAATACTTATAGTTTCCGTTATAAGTTATTTATCAAACAACAAAACCCCCAATTGGGGGTTTAGAAGCACACGGAAGGGGTCTGGCTTAAGTATCGCCTTTACTATTATATCACTTCTCTTCTTTCCAAGTCAAGTGGTTTTCTAGTTCTTTATCAAAAACCATCACATATCTGTGTTTACGACTCCTTTCTTTCCATTCACCTTCCGAACCTTTGACTCTTCCACGAGAGTGTTTAGTTCCGTCTGAATAATAGAAATCTTTTTTAGGGTCTGTGAGACCTGCATATTTAAAGTTACAAGCACGATAAATTGTACCAGAATGGTAATCTGAATCAGCATAAGAAATGATTGCTTTAACTTCAGTATCTTTCCGAAGTTGTCTAATCGATCGTGACACAAACCAAGAAGTGATGTTATATTCGCATGACTGCGTATCAGGGTGGAGGCAAAGTCTTGAGAGTTCGAAGAGTCCTTGTTGTTCATTTCTTTTCAATCCAAAAGCACCTTGAGCAATTTCAGGCACAGGGAGTCCAGTAAAAATACAAACTCCAACTGGTCCACCAATATTCAATGGGCAAAAGTCATTATTTTTAAATAATCCGTAGTTATATCCTGACTTAAACGATTTAGAAATCTCACTAAGATAATGGTATTTGAGTAAAAGATCCTCTGCTTGCTTTTTTGTTACCTTATCAATATAAAAATCAGTTTTCGCCATTCATCATGTATTCTACTGTATTTGCAACATCATTCATCGCATCACGGAGATTTGGTTGCTGACCTGACTCCATTTTAACAATAGGACGATGGTCATCAGTCAGAGTCCAACGCCATTGATTCATATCTTTACAATGCCAGAGATTAATTTTCATTTTTGAATTGCTCCAAACGTACCCAGTTGAGAAGTGTATTCAACTCATACAATTCTTGTTTGTATGTATGATACTCTGGGTAGTTTGGATCGTCAACTAAATCAGAATCTTCCATATAAGAAATCTCACTTCTGAGAAAATCTGCATAATGCTCAAAAGAAGTAATAGCAAGTTGTCGATCTTGCTGAGAAAGTAAAGACATAATACCTCCATGCCCGAAAAAGGACTTGAACCTTCACGCTATATAGCACATGATCCTAAGTCATGCGTGTCTACCATTCCACCATTCGGGCGGAAGCCCCCCATCGGACTTGAACCGACGACCTACGGTTTACAAAACCGTTGCTCTATCCAACTGAGCTAGAGAGGCATTAATCTACAGGAAGAATTTCTGGATTTTCCAATTCTAAATCAAATAACATTGGATGACATTCTTCTAGTATTAAGTAATAAGAAGATTGATATAAATCTTCTGGTTCAAATGATCTTTCATAATTAGCTGTTTCTACAACTTCTGTAGTATGTAAAGCAGAATGTGGTAATTCGTCAAATGTAAATGGTACATGGTTTATAAAATACATCAAAACAATTTGACTTTTTCTATTGTACCAACAATAAGCAGTATCTATGCGATATTTCATAGAATAATTCTACTTTTGTGTATTTAGAGGATATCCTCTAATAGGAGTGGTGGGATTCGAACCCACCCTTGAACGATTTTAAGTCGTTTGCCTCTTCCGCTGGGCTACACTCCCAAAAAATCCCTTGCTCCAATCAATGAGAGCGGGAGACGGGATTCGAACCCGCAACTTCCAACTTGGAAGGATGGCACTCTACCGTTGAGTTACTCCCGCAAATTACCCTGCAATCAAGGGATCTGCGTAAAACAGGGTATCTTCAGAAACAAGATTCCTGACGACAGAGAGGACATTCATAAACTCTTGTACATTATCACATGTAACTACCTTTTCTTCGCCAAGATTGGAATAAAGATTAAAGGTACGAGATGCAGTGTGTACCACGCAACGAGTCAAATATTCGTCTTGGGTATCTTCAAAAGTCATGTAGGGTGTCCCCTCAATTGATTACCCACATATTATATCAGGTCTCTTGGTCCTCGTCAAGGGGTTTCTGCCTCTGTTCTGGTCTGTGTCTTGGAATATCAGACCTTTCTCCAATAATCAAGTAATAACAGTCTACGGGCATACCATTTGTCTGCAAGTAAATTTTTGTTCCTTGCATACCTTTTACAAAAATATCTTGTTTAGATCCAACTTCCGTAAGATGAACACTAAGAGTGTATAAGTTAACAAAGTCTTCCCAATATGGAGGAAGATCAATAAAGTTGCGTTTGGTTCTTCCTCTTAAGAAGACAGCATTTTCTGGACCAAAAAGAGAGACATAATTTAAATCATATCCCTCTAATCTAGGATGTTTAATTTTCATCAAATAATATCCTTTACTAAACTACTACTAATATAACTTTGAACCCCAACATATGTATCTTGTTCGGATTCCATTTTACCAATCAATTGTCGCAATCCCCAAATTTGAATGTTAATATCATTTCTTTCATCTCTAAGAGCTGTGGCTGCTGCTAAACGGTAATTTAAATCTGTAGTTCCAGAAGCAATTGCAGATTCGGCAGCATTAGCAGTTGATATTGCATTCGTCAATGCGGTTTCTTGTGTAGAACACGTTGGTAGTGCCTCTACATTATAAGAAGGGAAAGAGTAAAAAGGATCTGTTGTTGAAAATGCAGTATCTCCCTCAACAGCATCTCTTACTTTCGCACCTGTAGATGTATTTCTAATAATGGGTTTCGAGGTAAATCCTAGTTCATAATAAACTTTTCCAGCTCCAACATTTGGTTCTGTAACTAAAGAACCATTAGATAGAGTAGACCCAGCTAGATTTTTATTCCAGGATTGAGTCTGTGATGGATATCCAGAATTATCATATCTAACAGAAACACCTATACCAACATTACTTGATGTTAACATTCCAATAGATTCTGGAGAATATGGATTTGATCCAAAAGGAATGCCTACTTTTCCAATATCACTTGGAGCTTTCAGAATTGTAAAAGAAACAAATGATCCATCAGATTCTGGCGCAGAGGCAGATAAGACAGATGCAATTTCAGTAATAATAGTATTCACAGTTGCTGTTGTGGATGCTATTCCAACTCCTGTCAAATCTACAACTGTAGTCCCAATTCCAACTACTTCATTCGTAGCAGAATATAATCCAGATTTATCACAAACAACTAGTTGACCCACTTTTACAGAATTTACTGTTCCATTTTCAACTGGACTCATTACATTTAAAATAGTGCTACCTGCACCAACTGTTCCAATAAATCCAGCAACAAAAGAATCTATTACATCTGCGGTATATGGTTGATCATAATATTTTATTCCATATAAATTTTTTGATTGCATTCGAACCAAGGATGATAAAGGAGCACTTTGCTGAACTAAAGATTCGTCAAAATAGAGAATGTTTGTAGAACTTGCTGCATTTGGAGAATAACCATTAGGGGTAATCTTTGTGCAAGTCCAATTTGTTTGTGTGTAAGATATGGTAGTTCCTACACCAACAACGGTTGTTGTTGATGTTCTTCTCCAGAATAACCTACTCCTACAACCAGCAGTAAATCTATCTTCGTATGCCGTTTTTACCGCATTTAATTTTGTATTTACACTTACAATATCTGGTAATACGTAAGTATCTACATTTTTTATAGCAGCATCTAAATCACCTTTTTGATCATCTAGAACTGTAATATTTTCCTTTAAAAATGTAATTTGATTTGCTCTATCTGTTATTTTTGAGTCTAAAGAATTTAAAATATTTTTTTGCGTACTCGAAGCCATACATCAAAAAATCAGAAAAGTTACTACTGGTTATTTATTCGAACCCATGTAGTAGGATCCATACGACTGTATTCACATTTATCTAGATCTTCTCTTAAAGTTAAAGTAATATCACCACAAATAGATACTCTTTTATCATTCTCTTGATTCAATTTTAGCGTTGAGTGCATCATTGAACTTGGAAACAATACGACCGTACCTTCTACTGGTGTTAAATTATAGTGATTGCAATTGTATCTGTTAAATCCTGTTATTAAATTATTTTTTCCACTTTTTGTAGTTTCAAACATAAACTCAGAAACCTCATTATTATTTTTTGTTTGATGGAAACAAAGTTTATCTGAGTGCTCGCTGCAATTTATGTAATAGCAAAAAGATATATCACTACAATTGTGTATATGTATTTTAGTATTTGGAAGATCATTATTGTGAATATTGACCCATGCTTTAGTCACATAAACATTCAAAAGAGAATCATCAACATTAAGAACTCTTAAATATTGGCGAACATTATCATCCAAACATCTAAAGAAGTCATGGTATTTTTCGTTATGATGTAAAAAATGTCTCCCAGAATTTTCGGGAGATTGAATCTCATCTCTAGGAAGTTCTTCTGCCCAATGCCAATATTTACAAAGATCAGTATAATACTGATCTTTGAATTCTTTATGACACTTTATTTCTCCTCGATATACTACCGTTGGAAATAACTCATAAAGTTGGTGGTTTAGGTTCTCCTTTGTGTGTTGCATAATCCCATCCACCTAAAGCATATTCACTATTATCGCCTGGATAATCGTGTGGAGTCAAGCCCTTGTATTCAACTTGCAGTTGATCGTTTGTTACTCTTTCAGCAAATACAACATAATTACAATGAATCGATGCTCCTGATTGATTTTTCACTTTAATTCTACATCCCCACTCAATTTTCTCAACAAACAATTCCTGCCAACTTCCAATTGGCGTAAGGTTTACTGTGATTGTTTCTGGTTTACACAACTTTGTCCAATATTCTGGAAGTTCAATCGTATCAGAATCTTTCAACGTTCCTCTAATATATGCGCCAACTTCAGGTCCTTCAAGACAAATATATCTTAAACGATGATCTTGTTTTGTTGGGTGTGGAATATCAAATCCTTTTCCAGCGAGTGCTAAAGCCTGATTAGCGATTGCATTTGTAGCACCCAATGTTGTGAATGAATTCGCAACATCACCAGCACACACAATTGACCCTTGAACGGTCAATAATCCATTAACAACCTGACTAGCATTCTGACATGCAAGACTTGATTCAGCTCTTGCGCCAGTATCTGCTTTTGCTCCAGTCTCTGCCTTTGCTCCAGTCTGGGCAACAGTTCCAACATGTATCTCATTAGCATAAAGACTAAATGATGGCGATGTTATGGATACACTTGTATCATTAATAATATTAAAGATCAATGAGTTAACAGATACACCAACATGTCCTGTTGGATCTCCAAGCATTACGTCAATAGGTGTGGGGGGAAACCCTCGGCTGGATATTTTAAGGATTGATGGAGCACTAGGGAATGATGGATTAACAGATCTAGCAACCATTAATGTTGCCTCTGGTCCACGGGGAATAGGGAATGATAATGGACTTCCTACAAGGGCTGGACCCTCAATGTATGCGCTTCCATTAATTGGTGGTGTTCCTGCTCCACCACCTAAACAGACAGCAGGCAGTCCGGGCACTCCACCAGGCAAATTACCATGGACATATAATTGACTTCCTACGTGTAAATTTCCTACTTCCATTTTTATTATAGCGAACTAAGTAGCTTTTTTATTCCCCTAATTGTATCTAGGATCGTATTTGTTCCTGGAGGATTTAATGTTAATTCTTGTGCTTCAGCACACTTTAATAATCCTGTAAGGAGAATAACTCCAGATGAAGTAATATTCACACCCTTTGGCGCAGATAATCCAATATCTATGGATGCTTCAGCAGTTATTTGAGGTGCTTCTATCTGAACTTTTTTATTGGAGCGTAGATTTATAAATCCGCTATCATTTCCAGGTCCAGATGCAATTAGATCAATGTCCTGTGCAAACATTCTAATTCTCCCATTTGGAGCTCCGATGATTAGATCGCCATTCACAGAATGAAGAACAAATCCAACGCCTTCCACTGGGGAATCTCCACACTTAATTTGAAAAACACCAGGGCATCTATTTAAGGTTCCTCCTGCAAGTTTACCAGTATCATCAAATTGCATGTAGTGAGATTTTCTAAAAGATGGATTTCCACTTCTCAGAAGAACAGATGATTTTACCTGATTCGCATCAATATTTCCAAATCTTATTTCGCCATCAACTGTGCCATCTCTAAACGCATATTGATTTTTTGTTTGTCCCATTAGAATTTACCTACACAATCTACTACTGAAACAAGTTGACCCTTATATCTCTGAAGTTCTCTTGCAGCATCATCATCAGTAGCATTACCAAATCTATTTACACACAATACAGGAACAAGTTCAGCATTAAATCCCGTATTACTCTGGACGTAAACTCTTGGAACTTCTGTAAATCCAATTCCAGCATTCACAATTTTTACATCAATAAGGGATCCTACAGAATTAAATCTTGGTTCTAGTTCTGCACCATTGGATGGTTCCACAATTATTTTATCTGTTTTAGCATATCCAAATCCAGGATCTTTAATATGAAAATCACAAATAAAAGATACAACAGGATATGTTCCACTATTCAGCGAAGGATTTTTACCTCTATTTGGAATCAGACTATTTGGATCAACAAATGGTACTGTTATTGATTCATCTTTTGTTGAAATATATGGTCCTTGACCAGGAAGATTAACTTCATCACCAGTTCTTACATTCATTACTTGCCCCGGTTTATATGGTGGATCATAAGTTCCATCAAATCTCTTAATAGTTCCATCAGTTGCCTTTGCCCACGTATCACCATCTCCACCTCTATCTCCATTATAATATGGAAGATAACCATAACCTGGGTCAGTCATAACAACTCTCACAACTCCAGTGGTAAATGCTCCAGTTGTTCCAATTCCTGCTCCACCAGTTCCAATGCCTGTAGGAACTGGTCCAAGAATTGCAAATGCAGTAGCTCTGGATCCCTTTCCACAATCGTCAACGATAGAAACAAATGGTGCAGAGTTATAACCAAATCCAGAAGACACAACATCAACACCTAATATATCTCCAGTGGCGGTAATAATTGCATTTCCAGCAGCGCCTGATCCTCCACCACCAAAAAATTCAACTCGTGGTGGACCACAGAATATAGGAGCTCCATTACAAGTTAGACTATTAAAGACAGAATTAAAATCTATATCGAAATTAAAATTATTAATATCCGTCAAAGATCTAAGACCAGATCCAATTCTTCTGGCATTTTCCATGTATCTGTTAAAATCAATCGTCAAATTTTTACCATTATCATTAGCACCACTTAGGAAATTCCATTCTTTTACAGTTGGACATTTTTGTTTTACATCGCAAGTTAAAAAGTCTAATAGAGACTCCGCAAAATTGAGAATATCACTTGTAATATCAACCACTCCTCCTATAATGTCTGATATTGGACCCAAAATATTGCTAAGAGCTCCAGTAATATATCCTAATAGGTTACCAACTAAAGCACTTACAAAATTTTCCACTGCACAAATAGGAGTCAGAATAAATCTATTAATAAATTGCTCTAAGAAATTAGCAATAATATTTTGTAGTCTGTCTAATATTTTATTAAAAAGACATGCGATTAAATCAAGAGCCGTTGCCTGCGCTTCTCTGAGAGCAAATCTTTGATTGAGATATAATAGTTGACTCGCTTGATTTACTTTTTTATTCACATATTTCATTGTTCTCTTACGAATTTCTTCAAATATCCATTTCATATATCCAGAAATTTTCGCAGAAACTGAGTTTATATTAGCCTGAACATCGTTTATAAAACTTTGGCTCGTAACTAAGAAACTATCATCACCAAGCAATTCCGTTCTTAAATTCCTAATTTCCTTAATTAGATTTTTAATATCTGCATTGATGCCTTTCATATCAAAAGGTTCGCAAGGAGACGGTATATTCACCGACAACTCCTTCATTTTTCGCTGATCGTCCTTACTTAACTGAACTGGCCAAACTCCAAGACCTTCAATTAATTTTCCATCAGGACTTATTGCATAATTGGGAACTTTATATGCCCCATTAAAACAAGCAAAACCACTCTTCGGCTTAAAACCAGAATCTCTACAAGCTTTTTCTAGTGGAGTTTGTGGATCAGTGTATTTTGCACCAGTAATTCTTAAGTTTTCTCCATCAAAAATTCCGGTAACAATTGTTCCCTGAGTATAAGTTGAAGTTCTACCATTACCGCCTTGACTTCCCCCAGGTGTGGTAATCTCTGCCCAAGGCAAATCAGTCTCCGGAGTATCTGCAGAATGTATTCCATATATTCTAACTTTTACTCTTACTCCCCACCCACCAAGATCCTGAACATCATCGACTAACGCATCAGTAGTATTCTGACGCCATGCGCTATCAGACGCAACAATACCATCCCAGAAGATTCCATATCCATCTTTTTGGTTATCGAATGTCTGTCCAGAATAAAGATACGTCATCAGTCTTCGTAAATTTTACACTCTGCTGCGTCTGGATGCGTATCACAATATAACTCTAATGGAGTTGGATCGTGATCATCTTCTGGATGACGTTCTTGGTATGCCTCAAGTTCTCTTAATTCTTCTTCAGTATGGCGGCGTCTTTGAGGACTAATGTTGGCGTTATCTAATTCTTTTTTATCAGCATCAATATGCTGTTGGATGTTTTCGTGAGTCATAGTCTTACTCTGTTAGGTTTTCTCCCGTAAGAATCTCTTACTAATTCTAGTTTAGTAAAAGATTGTTGAGGAGTGAAATAATGACAAAGATCTGATATCATATATATACCACTTGTTTTACGACTATAATCTTGATCACTCTTTGAAGATAATTCTGGAAAATCGCAGAAAATAATATCTCCAGCTCTTAGCATTAAATCAGCACCAATTGTAATCGTAAGTTTAATGGTGAATAATTGATTATAGCGCATTGTTGCTTGGGCGACAACATCATCTATTTCTAAATTTTCCTCTCTCGATTTTTCTAATTGATTATTTACAGTTGCTCCTGATGAAAATTTATTCCCAACACTTTTCTTTTTATATACAACTCTACTAAATCCCCTAAATTCCGTTGGTAAATTTGGATACTCATAACCAGCAAGATTGACTCCAGATCCTTCTCCAGAAGCAGTTAAACCTCCTCTTTCATTATACTCATCATTTACAGGGTTAAAGGTTTTAACTTTAGTACCATATGCACCCATCATAAGTTTTTGCTGTACATCAATATTAATATTGGTATTATATGCTAAAATTTTTCCATTATATCCAGGCGGTATATCAGTTGTATTGTTGTAAATGTATGATTTATAAGTTCTAGTTGAATTTAATAACCCATCAAGGGATTTAAATTTAAATCCATCATATGTCTCAAAGAAAAAGAATCCTGCAGTTTTTCCTTTAGCTCCACTAATATCAGGAACACTACACTTAGCCAAATATGTACACAGAAAAAGTGGTTTTCTATATTTTCCAAAATCAGAATAAGAATTCACTGTTGGGTCAATGTCTAATCTTTTTTGTGTTCTTAAATCTCTGCTCAAAATAGTGTTCACACTATTTGATATTATACCATCAAATCTTCTTGAAACTCTAAGAGACTCTAGTTCATTTAAGATAAATTCTTTTGATACTAAATCAATTGTGAACACCATGTTAGTGGTGCTCTCAAGAACATTTCTAATTCTTCCCACATACATTGTTAGTTTAAACTTAACACCATAATTATCTTCAAAATCTAAAAGAACCCTCTCACCCCCACTTAACCTTAAACCTTCAATAACACCAACAGTTATATTTCCTCTACTATTCGACCTAAGTGCATATCCTGTATCAGCGATTACTGCTGTTACCTTTATTGTGTTTTCTAGTATGCTCTCATAGTAATTAAGTTGAGAAACACCTCCGGATACATCAATAGAAACACCCTGATCATAATTTGAAAAGATTTCAAATCTAGTAATATTTGCAGGTAATGTTGACTGATTAAGTAGTGCCATTTTAAGATTGCATCAATCCTTGGGGTATAAGAGTATTTACACCACCAGCAGCAATAAGATTTCCACCATTACTAATTGGAACTGGTTTTATAATTTCTTTTTCTACTGGTTGTACAAGAACAACTACATTTGGAGACTCTGTATTATATGCAAGAGAATTTCCTATTTGTGATAGTGGTGATGATGTTCTTGGAGCTACAGAACTAGCTATAAACGCACTTGGATGATTTTTCTTATATACATTTGCTTCACTTTCAGAAATTGGTTGACCATTTAAATAATATAATTTTTTACCATTTTGTCCTTGCCTTATTGTAAGTACATATCCTGGTCCAAGAGAGGTAGATTTAATAATCCTACCTGCCGTTGGAGTTTGTCTTGCTGCAACGGGTCTTTGTCTTTTTTGCTGTTTTGCTAAAGCTCCAGGTTGACCTCTAAATTCAAAGTGAACTGGATCTCCAGGAAAAGCCATGTAGTACCATCCATAAGATGGACCATTTCTAACAAACCAACTATATCCTGGAGTTCCAGTTTGAATATCTAAGGCAATACCATATCCATGCCTAGAAGTTCCCGGTGCTGCTGGAGTATAAGAACTTGGATCTGCAGCAACTCTTGCTTGGTGAGCATAATCTCGATAAGCACTAGTAACAAGTATCGTTATTCCTTCCTTTGCTGCTGCATTTTTTGCTCTTATAAAAGCATCAGCTGCTGCCGGAAGAAGATAAACAGTATTACCACCCCAAGAATCCTTAGATCCATATAAAGTTCCAGCAGATTTAAGTTGACTTTTTCTTAATCTTCCATTTGAAACTCCATCAGGAACTAACCCTGGAGGAAGATTCGTAGGAGCTGCAGGTTGAGTTCCAGTTTTAAACATACTTAAAACATTTTGACTCCATCCTGGATTTGTATTATACATTCCAGGAGCTCCTCTTCCTTTACCTTGCCTTATATTTTCAATAATTTGCTCTGGACTATTACCAATATATGAACTTTTCCATCTATCTACATGTGCCTTTACACCTTCTTCAATGCTATTATAAACAGCATGTTTTTGACCATCTTTACCTATTACAGATCCTCTTGGACCCTCTCCAGTTTGACCAAAAGGATTTGTTTTTCCACTTGCAAAATATACGCTATTTGGATTTGATAACCATCCAGTTTCCCACATTGCGATAGCAGCTGTTACATCTGGGTTTGGAGATCCAACTTTTTTAGCAATTGATTTAATATAATTAAAGGCTGCTGCCTGATCAGGAGTCATAGCTCCAGGAGTAAAAGGAGGAGCAGGATCCAAATTTGCTGCTCCCTCTAAAAGCATTTCAGATCTCAGAGCAGAAAATATTTCATTTACTCTCGCATCCAATTTTGTTGAAAATGCTTGCCCAATAAGTTTTCCAATGCTCATTCCATAGTTTTCTTGTTGCTGAATAGATCTTGGAACAATTCCACCTCCAGCTAATCCAGAAATCATATTCGTAATATCACCAAGACTCGATGTGATATTATTATCGATTACTCCTTGAATAAAAGCCCCAAATGAATTTCCTACATTTTGCAGCATTCTTTTATCTGGTCTTTGCCCCATCGCAAGATCAATTGATGCGCCCATTAAATTACCAAAAAGTGGAACTTTTTTAAGAGATGCAGAAGTTTTCTTTAGTGCTCTTAATGGTGTTCTTAATTTTGGATTTGTATCCTCACCATACAATCTAGATATCTGCTTTATACCACCAACATCTTTACCAGGTATTGTTTTTTGAGGGAGAACTTTTTGTGGTTTCTGACGCTGAACTCTAATTGATCTTCTAGTTGATCCTGCTGCCCCCGCAATTGAACCTCCCTGAGCATGTGCTTTCTTTGGTTGTTTTGGTCCGGCAATTGTATCATATAATGCACCACCAACAATATCTCCCAATATTCCTCCAAGAATTGTTCCAACACCTGGAATTGGAACAAGAGTTCCTAAAGCGGCACCAGTGGTTGCACCAACTGCTTTTGCTGCGGCTCTCCCCGGATCTTCCCCTAATGAAAGGTTAATTACAAAATCAATTAATCCACCAATAATTGGAATTCTGCCGAAACTTTTTCCAACTAAACGTGCTGCTCTTTTTCCAAATTGTTGTTTTACAACTCTATTTAAATTTTTTGTTCCAAACCTATCTACAAATTGCTTTTCACCAAATCTTCTGAGATATCTTTTTTGAACTCCTCCAGAAACTTTTCTACCAGAAGCATCAACATTAATTCTCCCACCCTTTCCCCCAAAACCACCTCTTGGTGTAGGTTTTTTACTGGCTAGTATTCCAAAAACAATTGCTGCATTTACAAAGTCATTCAGAGAATTAGTAAATCTATCAAATAATTTTGCAGTCGAATCCCCGCCAACGTCCTTTAGAAATCCACGAGTAGCATCAGATGCTTTATATCCCCAATCAATAAATGTTATCATCCCATTGAGTATATTTCCCGAAAAATCTTCAAGAAACTTAGCAACTGGTTCTATTTTTTTAGTAAATAAAATTATTTCTGGTAAATATTTGTTAAATTTGGTAAAAGCAACTCCAAGAAAAGTAAAAAATAAAAATCTCTTAATTGAATCAAGTATTCCAACCTTAGGCATTGTTGGTAATGCTTTTTCTGGATTTTTAAAATCTTTTTTCTTTTCTAATAAACTTTCTTTCTCTCTTCTTTTTTCATTTTCCTTTTCTTTTTTATTTTCTTTATTTTCTTTACTACTCAATAAAAGATTATTTTTTAAAAGTTTGTCTACCTCAATTGCTTTTACTTTTATTTCATTAGTATCTTTGTAAACTGCTAAAGACGTGTTAGGAGCCAAAAATTTAGAAACTTCGGTTGAAGAAGACTTTACAATAGAGGATGATGATGGTAAAAACTTTTGAGTGTTAATGGCCATATTATCCTATCCCATAAGTTGCAAGATTTAATTGTCTCGCAGCAGTATTTTGTGCAGGAGAAAACTCAGGAATAGTCATTGTACCTGTTTTACCCTGAGAGGTAGGACCACTACTAGATGCAATTGGTGGAAGATTTATAATAGTCGGAGTGTTTTTTCTATTTGGACTTAAAGTTGGAAGTGCTCTAGATTGGGGTCCTAACAATAATTTTCTTTGTTCACCAACAGTTGATCTGCCAAATTCTTTCATCATGTACTCATTATATTCTTTGTAAGACATTGTTCCAAATTTACGTCCTAATATTTCTTCCATCTGTTCAACTCTTCCGCCTTTACCCGTTCCCAGATAACCTTGCATAAGATTGGTTATATTTCTTCTTGTAAGAGGACCACTCCTAGTAGGAGAAGATTTAGATGGTGAGGGTCTTGAAGTAGAAGAATATGATGTTGGTGTTGGATCAGTATAGCTAAAATGTCTACCAAACATATCCTTTACAAGACGATCAGGATGACCAGCAGATGCTCTCATCGCATTATAACGGTCTACGTCTCTCTGCCTATAAGTTCTTGTTAAAGATAAAGTTTTTCTATTTCCAATATTCATTCCCAAAAATTTTCTCTGATATCCAATATTACCATCTTTTCCACCCGGCGCCATTACTACACCCGTTCCTTGACCTATAAATTTACTTACATTATGGAGCATTCCCCCAATCATACCACCACCTTGAGCCAATTGAATATTATTAACCATTTTAGGTATGTTGGTTCCTCCTGCAGACTTATTCAAATTAAGAAAGAAGTTTGCTCCCATCATATCAACTGCCCTCTTGGACATCATAATTTCTCCCGGTTGGGCAGCAACTAGTTGGGTGTCTGGTCCCGCACCAGTAATTCTCAATCCACTACTATCATCAATGGGACCACCTCCAGTAAATGCAATGTCTTTTATATTAACTTCATTTGGGGTTCTCTTAATTTTTCCGCCACCAGACAATGCACCAAAAGGTCCCAACTTTGAGAATGTTTCACCAAACATTGCCCAAGGTGATGATTTTGCTTGATCTAATTCTTTCTTGACCGCCTCTGGTTTTATATTACGTTGGTTTGCCTCTCTTTGAATTTGTTTATTTTCTTCACCCTGTCTCCACATCTCTGCGCCTAAAGTCAAAGCACCAGTTGCAACTCCAGCTGCAGCTAGTGGATTAGTCATTGCGAATCTAGCAATACCTTTTAATAAAATTCCAGTGATTGATCTAACAAATCTTCCCAAAGTTGTTCCAAATAGAAGATATGCAGCCAATAAAGCAGGCCAATGATCCTTTAAAAATCTACTGATTGTTTTTATTTTTTCAGCATTTTTAGGATCATTTGCCCACTTAACAAACTTTGTAAAAGCTGTTCCTAAAAATGTATAATACAAGAAATTAAAAATCTTATCTAATATTCCACGAACTGGGGCAAGAAGTTTCGTAGTAATACGTTTAATTCTATCAATTGATTTTTCTAAAGCTGACTCACTTAACCCTCTTTTTTTATTTTCTCTATCTTTTCTTTTATTTTCGTTTTCTTTTTTATTCAGTTTAAACTGATTTAAAAGACTTGAATAAATCGATTCAAATACTGATTTTATTTTAGCAATATTAAAATAAAAATCTTTATTTTGTTCAGAAGTAGCATCTTGTGAAATATTACCAATAGTAGAACCTAAAAATAATTTTTTAGTAGATGCCTGTATTCTTTTTACCGATCCACCAATATTTTTTACGTTTATTTTTCCCCTTTTAACTCTAAATCTTCCTGCCTTTCCTTTAACCCTTCTAAACTCATCGGTTACCATCATAACTTCTTCAATAGGAATTGCAGTTTTGCTCATCCTACCCTTAACCATTGCCTCCTTTAGGAGAGTCAAATAAGTATCATAATCTAAGTCAAAAACATCCTCCAGCCCAAGAAGTCTCAGAATCCTCTCGTCGATTTTTTCTTCGACAAAATTCTGGTCTTTTGAGGTATCAATGGACATTTTTGAGGGATTATCCGCCATTTTGTGACTGCTTGGCTTTTTCTTCTTCTAGATGATTTTTCAAAAGAGCTACATAAATGTCTCTTTCCCAAGGCATCATATTTTCAATCTCTGTTAATGAATATTTATGGTACTGCATTAACGCAAAATTTAATTTAAAATAACTCTCAAGGTCCATATGGACCAGGGCTATGCGAAAAAATCAGATAATCCCTCCAAAACTACTTCACTTTTAACCTTAGTCACTGGATTTTCTACAGTTATTCGATGAGATAACTTAGGCATAGTTTCAAAAAATGACTCAATTTGTTTAAACTGAGAGGAATTCATCTGATCCAAAAACTCAACAATTTCCGTTTTTGTTACATCACTTGCCGACCAAACTTCTTCCTCGGTATAAATTTTATCCACGCAAGAAGCAATCAGATCAAAAGATTGATCCATATTATTTCCACTAATATCAAAATTATTTTTGATGAACTGATCAAGAGATGGATATTTCATTTCCATCATAATATTTTCATCAATCTTAATTTGAGTTGTATGATTCTTTTTCTTTTCAACTTTAATATCGTCAATATTAATATTCACAGGAACGGTAGTTTCTCCATCGTCTGGACAAATAACATTGACTTCTAAATCTTCCCCAACAGATTTGCCTCTAATATTAAGAAACAAATACTCAATATCAAATGTAGGAAGAGATTCTACTTTAATATTTTTTGTTTGTATACAACTTTTAATAACTGCCTTGATTGCAGTTGTAATTTCTTTTATATTTTCGCTTTCAAGAGCTAACACTAATAATTTTTCTTCTCTTACAAGAAAAGGTCTATATTGAATTGTTTTTCCAGTTGAAGGTAATTCCAATTCATACGTTGGTGCAGAAATTTGTGGTAAAGGCATAATATCCTATAGAAGTTTCAGTGTGATTATTTATGGTATGGAAAGAAGTATAATCCTTTATTGTCCAAGAAGATTTCCACCAGTTGCTCCACCAACACTAAAAGGAGTTCTTGTTATATTAAATCCAGTTTGACCGAATTCTCCTTCGGTATCAACTCCAAATTGAGGATTATTAAATATTGAATTATTAGTGAATGCAGGTTGAGATTGAGAAGAAATAGGATCTATAACGTATCTAGTATAAACAAATGAAACTGTTAATTTTACCAAATTAGAAGAATCATAAGATACCGGCATTGAATTAATACTTACGGGAAAGGCTTCTAAAAATCTATACGTTAAAACATTTCCGGCAAAGTCTCTTTCAAATTTGTTAATGTAAATCTCAGTTTTATAATCTTTTGGAAATTGAACTCGATAATGATAAAGAGGGGAAGATACTCCTCCTCTAACAGAAGTTGTTATCTGCTCATCAACAATATAATTCATCCAATTTTCAAAAAATCTGATGATTCTATGATTAGAGTCAACGTAACAAGTAAAATCTGCTCGATCATCATAAAGTCTTCTATAAGCGTGTCTTTGAGTTACACCAGTAAAATCATTATTAATTTCAAAAGTGGTCAATGTAGATCCCGGTAAAGATGCTTCCGAGCAAGATAATGAATAAAATTCTGGATCTGCATCATAATCAACACCCCTTATCCTTAACCAATTCCTAACTGTTTGTGGAGGATTAAACCAAACTTGGTACTGAGAAGAAAGTGATGGCGATAAAAGTTTTGCTTTAACGCTCGACATTCTAAGGGATCTTGGAGATGGAGCAGCCATTTATAAATAATTTTACCTTATATAATATGTATGCGAGATAATGGCAGAAAGTATAAAAAGTAGATACAAACCATCTTATCCCAAAAAATACAAAGGAAACCCAAACAACATTATCTGTCGAAGCAGTTGGGAAAGAAAATTCTGTACTTGGTGCGATCTAAATGAAAACATTTTAGAATGGGGATCTGAAGAATTTTCAATTAAATATTTCGATCCAGTTAAAAATAAAGTTAGAAGGTATTATCCAGATTTTATTATTAAAGTTGCAGAAAAAACTGGAAGCATTAAAACCTATGTAATTGAAATAAAACCCAAAAAACAAACTATGCCGCCAAATCCCAACCCAAAGAAAAAAACAAAGAGTTGGTTAAATGAAGTTTATACTTGGGAAACTAATAACGCAAAATGGAAAGCTGCGAATGAATTTTGTAAAGATCATTTATTAGAGTTTAAGATCATAACAGAAGACGAATTAGGAATCAAGTAATGGCAAAAACTCTTTTTGAGGAAATTAAAGAAGAATTGGATTTGGAAGCAGGAGATTCTCCATTCTTTTATAGAAGAGCACTCAAAAGATTAGTTCAAAAGTATCAACAACAGCCATCAAGATTTATAAGAGAAGAAAGACAAGATAATAGCGATCAAGAGGAAGAAAGAGATAAAAATTTACTGAGAACGGTTCCAAAGGTTGGACATATGTTTATGTTTGAGTATCAAGCCATAACAAAGAGTTCAAGATATTTTGATAAATTTCCTTTAGTTTATGTAATATCAACTTCTGGCGATAGTTTTATTGGAGCAAACTTTCATTATATCGAACCCAGAAGAAGAATGATCGTTTTAGAAAATTTAAAAGAAGGAAAAATATCCATTCCTTACAATTGCATATCTAAATACAATATGAGTCAAGTGCAAAGTTTGTATCTAGATATTGCATTTAATGAATGGAACTCTGCGTGTTTAATTCCCATTGAAAATTTTGTAAATTATAAAAATGGTGAAGAAAATCCCGTTAGAACTATTGATGTTTGGACTGAAACAAATAAAACATTTAGAAAAATGCTAAAAACAAACAGACAATATAGGGGATATGGTAAAAACGATTCTAATTTTAAAGGAGAGGAATAATGCCCTGGAAGGATAGTCCAGCATCCGCAGATCCAAATATTATAAGAAACAATGTTACTTGGTCAGTACAAAGATCTGGTGGCGGCACAGTTAATGAAAACTTTATTATGGATTTAAATAGATCCACAGGATCATATATTCTTTATAGAAGAAATGCTTTAACGGGTGCAGAAATTCCTGTTATTACATCAAATAAAATAAATGGACAATATAGAATTAATACTCAAACTGGATCTACAAATTCTCCAAATGGTATTGAACCAACTCAATATCAAAGATTAACTCAAACTAAATTAGCACAAATTGCAGATAATCAAAGAAAAGACTGGTATCAGCAAAATGGTCCAATAACTGCTGCTAACTTAGGAATTCCAGGATTTAATAACACCGCAAATGCGAACCCAGTTACTCAGAACGACCCAATAGGTGGAAATGGGCAAGGAGGAGGAGGACAAACTCCACCTGGAGGAGGAACTCAACCAGCGGGATCTACAGGTGCAATAACAAATACTCAGGCTAGTGCATCAATTGCAGAATATGCAGGAGTTGCAGCAAGATCACAATACGATAATCTATATTACCCGATAGATATTAGAACAACAAAACAAGACTATATTCTTTTTAGACAAAAGTCATACACTGGAACTTCATTGCAAAGAATATCAGGAACCCAAACTTTTGGAAATGTTGGGGCAAGAAGAACTGCCCCCCTTAACGAAAGGTCTCTCGGTAGTGTTGTTCTGCCTGTCCAACCATCAATCAATGATGTAAATGCCGTTACTTGGGGTGATGATAGACTTAATCCCCTCAAATCAGCTTTAGCTGGATCATCATTCAATGCTATGAATACAGGTTCTTTTACTGCAGGAGCAGGTGCTTTGGTTGATGATGCTGCTGCTGCAGCTGAACTTTTTAAATCAAACTCAAGTCTTGGAAATGCTTTAAAGATGTATTTTGCTGGTCAGGCAGTAGGTGCAGAAAACTTATTAGCAAGAACTTCAGGTGCTGTTCTCAATCCAAACTTAGAATTGCTTTTCAGTGGTCCAACTCTTAGACCATTTACATTTACATTCCAATTATCTCCAAGAGATAAAGACGAAGCAATAATGGTCAAAAAAATTATTAGATATTTTAAACAGGGAATGGCAGTTAAAAGGGGAGACAGAAATTTATTTCTTAAAGCTCCCAATGTATTCGATATCAATTACATATTTGGACCTACACAAAGAGATCATAACTCGTTAAATAGAATAAAAACATGTGCTCTCCAAAGTTGTGGAGTTGATTACACTCCAAATGGAACATATATGACTTTCGGTTCTGAAGATAGTGGAGATGATGGTACAATGGTTACATACAATCTAACATTACAATTTACAGAATTAGAACCTGTTTATTCTGATGATTATAATGCTATCGATGGGCAATCAAACGACTCCGCTGGTATAGGATACTAAAATGTCTTCTTATTTTCGCAACATTCCAGATTTCGAATACATTAATCGACTTAAAGAGTCTAACAGTCTTCAAGATTATGTACGGTCAAAAAATCTCTTTAAGAGAGCAAAATTACGCGAAGATATATTTGGCGATTTATCATTTTTTACAAAATATAGTATTATTGGCGACGAAAGACCAGATGAATTAGCATATAAATTCTACAATGACGAAACTCTTGATTGGGTGATTTTGATTTCAAACAATATTATCAATGTCCAATCAGAATGGCCATTATCACAAACAGCTTTTGATAAACATCTCCTAAGAAAATATAAATCTTATGCTAATTTTTCGAATATTCATCATTACGAAACAATAAACGTACAAAATAGCTCTGGTTATACAATCGTACCCGCAGGACTAGAAGTTCCATCAAATTATAGTGTGTCTTTCTATGATTATGGACTGGATACCCAAATTACTAGAACAAATATTACGACCGCAATTACAAACTATGTTTATGAAACACGTCTTGAAGAGAAGAAGAGAAACATTTTTATTTTAAAATCAAGATATCTAAACATTATTATCAATGATCTTGAAGAATCCATGGAATATAAAAAAGGTTCTACTCAGTATGTAAGTAGAACCTTAAAGCGTGCAGATAATATTAAGTTACTAACTTAATCACTCATCAACTAGACGTTGAAAATAACTCAGAGCATCATCTTCATCTTCATCAGAATCATTTGATGAGATTTTTGGAAGACTGGGAGCAGGAGTTTTGCTGCGAGCATAAGACTCTTCCAATTCTTCCATTACACGAGTTTCCTTGGAAGGAGTTTGAACGTAGGATTCATATTCTTCCTCTTCTGAGACGGATTGCATACGCGAACTGCCTTTAGTTCCAAGAACATAATCAAGACGCTTCTTCAGTTCATCATAGGACTTAAACTGATCAGGAGCAACAATTGCAGAAAGAGAATACTCTTTCTTCCAAATTGCTTCAAGAGCATCGTCATCATCCAGCAAAGCAGAAGAACGATCGAATTCTGATTTATCATAATTCCAGTATCCTTCAACCTTACGGATTTTCATGCGGAAATTAGCACCAGTCCAAAAGTCAAAAGGATTAATTGGCTCTTCATCCTCAAATTCTGGTTGCATGGAATTCAAGATCTTATCAAAGATCTTCTTACCGAACTTGAACAGGAATACTTTACCCTCATTTTGAGGATTTGCAGGATCCTTCACAACATAGATGTTGCTGTAGTAGTTCAGTTTGCGCTTTTGCTTACGCACAGTTTCTTTATCTTTCTCGCTACCGCTGTTCCACAGTTCGCGGTTATATTCAGATACAGGATCTTTCTGACCAACAGTGGTCAAAGAGTTTTCAATATACCAACCACCAGGACCTTGGAATGCATGAGAATACATTTTTACCCAAGGAAGTTCTTCGCCATCGGGGGCGGGGAGAAAACGGATAACTGCGGAACCTACTCCCGTTTTATCCATTTCTGGTTTCCAGAAGCGTTCATCAGCACCACTAGAACCAGTGCTCATTTTCTCAACTTCTTTAACCAATTTTTCAGTCAGAGAACCAAGTTTGGACTGACTCTTAAGCTTATCAAAAGACATTTTTGTACCTCGGATTAATTGGATTTGGCTTTTGTGTACTTCGTTATTCTACAGGTCTGAACCTGTTAAGTCAATACGTTCTTTCATAACTTCAATAACTTTAGTCATGTTATTGAAGATAACATTCATATCAACATTAGGCGGAAGTCCCATCATGATTGCCGAATCACGAACACGTTGTTTCATTTGTTTAGCTTCTTCATCATCAGATAAACTCAATCTTGTATAAAGAATTTTTTGTTTATCCAATAATTTTTGAAGAACCGCTACATGTTCAAGTTTTTCCTCCTTACTCATTGAAGGAAACTTGAACACATTTTGATATATCTCTTCCTGAAGTTCTGTTATCTCAGACATCTCTGCCCGTACAACTTCAGAATCAAAAAAACTCATACTTCTCCTAAAATTACTTCTTTCAAAATTTTTCTATAACGAAATACATCAATATTTAGGAAAGGGTCGTATTTTTTAATTTTTAAACTGACGGTTTCCCACACAGGATCTTTCAGTTTCTTATCATAATCTTTCCCGAACAGGAATATTCTATCATAGATCACTAACGTTTCCAAGGAAATTTTACCGTTCAGGAAATTTTTAAGAACAGGTGGATGTCCCTTAGAACATTTAAAAATATCTTCAAATGTATTTTTCTGGAATAATTCTTCCGTTTCTTCTTTAAAAATATAAGATAATGACTGGATTCTTTTTTGCCATTGCCTATATCGTTCTTCGCCTTCTTTAATAATTTCTCCAATCCAAAGTGTTTCTGGATCCGAACATGATACAAAATTAGAGACAAAAAAATCTATTACCTCTTTATCTGCCTTTTGTCTGCTTATTCTTTCAAACCAATATCTATCTTTTCTTTTATAAAAAGACTGCAAGCTAGCATTAGTTTTACCACAATACTTGTGAAAATCGTATTTTTCTTTTGTAAAGTGATTTTTAATCGCTAGATAAGTTTTATATACTTCAAAAGGAACCATTTTAAAAAAAGTAATATAGGGATTTTTTACCGGGAAAATTTTCCCCCCTAAAATGGATTAAAAAACTAATTTTGCACGAGAAGTCTTCTTAATAAAATTAAGTTGCATAGCTTCGTACTTAATTTTTTCTTTAAGAGGTTTGGAAATTAATTTGGGAACTGATTCCAGATCTATATTATTATTTTCACAGAAATGAATAACAGCATCAATATAATTCATATCTTCATTATGTTGAACTAGCTTTTCAATTTCTTGTGCAAATCTGGAGGGACAAAAGAACTTATTCTTTAGTACTTCTTCTAATTCATTCTCCATTTGGTTTAGTGTTGTGATATACAAATTCTTTGAGATAACGAACTAATAACTTAATATAATCCCCTTTGTTTCTTTTGTCAAATATTTTAACCTCACCACCAGGAGTAACCATAATAGTGATCAATTTAACTGGCGGTATTTCTGTTAATTCATAATAAGCAGCTGCATAAAAAGTTTCTTGGACAAAGTAATTTTCAATCCACTTTTCAGGTTTAATTTTTTCAGAAGTCTTAAAGTCAATGACTGCTAATTCTCCTTCATATTCTGCGATACAATCTACTCTACCAGCAAGTCCAAGGTATTCAGAGTAAAGTGTCCTTTCAATCGCATGAATATTATTTATCTTGTCTAGATAAGGTTTTGCATGATGAAACATAAACTTGGTTAGGGGTTGATAATTTTCCCAATCCAATTCTTTATTTTCAAGATAATCTTGACATACCTGGTGGAAATCAGTTCCTCTAGCAGTTGCTTTTTTGGTGATTGCATTTGCTTTTTCATCACCAACTCTTTGTCTCCATTCAATAAAAGTTTGACGATTATAAAATGAAGTTACAGAAGTAATTGATGGAACCCAATTACCACTTGGTAATTCATATAAACGAACTCCATTGGTTTCTTTCTTTTTTAGTTCAAGATCACCCAAATAATTACAATGAATAAACGTCATAAATTAAGTTCCATTTTTGCAATAATGTATTCTTTAACGAGACCAGAGCGAACGATATCTTCAGCACCAAATTCAATAATATCAAATGAAGGCATCACACGAAGAATTTTCATAAAGTCAATAATTCCATTACGTTCATTAGTTTTAATCAAATCAGTTTGAGTTGCATCTCCACAGAACATAATTTTAGAATTCTCACCAACGCGAGTAATGATACTATCAAGTTCGTGGAAATTTAAATTCTGAAACTCGTCAACAATAATAATTGCATTATCTAAAGTTGTGCCGCGAATAAAGGAGGTGGACCAAAAACTAATAGTTCCTTGAGTCTTAAGATTTCCGTAAAGCATTTCAAAAGATGCTTCATCAGGCATCTCAAACATATACTTTACCATATTCTTATATGGAATTTGGTAAAGAGAAGATTTATCTTCATGATCCCCAGGAAGAAAACCAATTTCTCTCGTTGCTACTAGAGATCTAACAATATAAATCTTCTCATAAGGAGATCTTTCATCTAAAACATCTTTAAGAGCATTATATAAAGTAATAAAAGTTTTACCCGTACCTGCTGCTCCATAAGCAACTAAGTTTTTTGAATTGTCGTAAGATTCAAAAAGTCTTTTTTGGTTATCAGTTAAAGGGTCAATGTCTAAAAGAAGATCCCAATTAATGGGTTTTTTACGTTTCATTTGCTTAACAGTCATACCAACCCCGATGGGTTGATCACCATTCCTTCTTTTACTTCTAGCCATAAAATTTAGTAAGGTTTAATGTTTGATCCTGGAGCTTGCGCTGCTTTTTTAATTACATCATTCCATCCAGGATTTTTTTGAATGAGTTTGGTCTGCCAGTCTCCGACTTCTCCGACACCAGCACAACCCTGAGACCAGTCTTTGTCCCATTCTGGGTTGTCTTTTCTCCACTGTTCATACTCCATCATAGGCATGTAGAGTTCTTTCGTTTCACCTGTTTTTTGATTTTTAACTGGATATGTAGGCATAAAATTCAATAATATGTAAGGATATTTATAGTTGTTCCCCGAGATATAAATGCTCAAGTTTTCTAATAGTCTGATCTCTAGTCAAATCCCACCACAAATATCTTGCGGCACCTAGAGAAAGACCGCCATCATAAGCAATAGGATCTACAAAAAAATTAACATCAGGAAATGCTTTTAAGTAGTGATAGTTATTTACACAATTTAAAAAATATCCTCCGGACAAAACAATATTATTTGTGTTACAAGCGTTTAGACTCTTTTCTATAAGAAATATTGCATGTTCTTTAGTCTCCTCTTGAAGTGTTTTCATAATATCTCTTTGCTCCTCTAAAGATCTTTTATCAAAATATTTTTCTGCAAAAAGTTCATAAACCAAATTATTATGAGTTTTTCCGACTCCTCTATTATAAAAAAACCATTTTCCATACTTATCAGTTTTTTTACCGTAAGAAGTAAAACCCATAACTTTACCAGCATCAAATTCTTCATCAAGTCCTAAGGAACGTGCAGCTACAGAAAAAAGACTCCCACATCCTAAAGAAGTAGAATAAGCATATTCTGCTATTTGAGTTTTTCCAGAATTTTCTGAGGTAACAGTTTCAACTTTGAAGTCACCTAATTTTTCTTTCTCAAGATCTCCTCTTTGAGAAAAATGTTTAAATTTTTCTTGCAATCCATTAGAATAGTCAAAAGAATAAATTGATTCAATCTCTCTAAAAGGTTCTCTTTTTATAAAATCATATCTACTTTCAAAAAAAGATCCAGCCCCATCAGAAACTAAACAAGCACATTCTTTAAATCCAGAAAAGAAAGCTGCATTAGATGCATGATAAAAATGATGATCATTTTCTCTGTAAATTACTTTTTTCCAGTCAATATCATTATCTTTAAATCCATTTAAAATATCAAGTATAATTTCATAATCACTTCCAGCTGGATCTTTATAAGAAGCAAAAATAATATAATCAAGTAAATTAGTATGTTTTTTTATAGATTCATGCTGATAAAATTTACAAGGTTTTACTGCTTTTCTTCCAGGTCTAGGATATTCATGATGTTTTATCTTACTTATTCTTTCATCCTCATGATAAAAAACAATTTCACCATCTTTAATTAAAGCACAAGATGAATCATGAGACATATTAATTCCCAAAATGTACATTAAATATTCTCCTCTATTACTAATTTCATTATTTCGGGCAAAAATAAATACTCAATTTCAGATCTTTTTAAAGTATCTATAGCATCATCAATCGTTTCGACTAATGTTTCTCCCCCCAAATTAAAAGAAGTATTAAAGATAATAGGGACATCAGTTTTTTTATAAAAGGATTCTATTAAGTTATAATAATGATAATTTTGTTTTCTTGTTACGGTCTGTAATCTACAAGTATCATCAACATGAATAATTCCAGGTATCAGATGTTTTTTGTTAGGAAGAACTTCTAAAGCATAAGACATAAATGGACTTTCATCAAGACCAGCCATATCAAACCACTCATGGGCATATTCAAGCATCATTGATCCAGCAAATGGTCTAAACCATTCTCGGTTTTTAATTTTATTTACATGATCTTTAGCATTTGGATCACGAGGATCATAAAGAATAGAACGATTTCCAAGAGCTCTTGGACCAGCTTCACATCTTCCCTGATATATTGCAACAATATTTTTTCCAATTAATAAATCAGAAACGTCAGAGTAATCTACATCTATAATATTGTCTACTTTCGAAATTATTTCTTCTAATTTCATTTTTATTCAATAGTAATCGATGGGGCATCCACACATTCTGAACATCCATTCCGAGTCCAACCAAGTGCTTCCGATACCGCTGGAAATTTGCAAGTAAAGATACAACGAATCAGTTCAGCAATTTCCATATGTTCTTTTTGAGTTCCATGTGATGAACGAAGATCAATATAGTGAATCCAAGAACGCACAGAACCAGTCATATAAAGGCGTGTAGGCGTTGCTAAGGGCAGTACAAACCTTGCACACTCCTTTGCTACTCCTGCGTCTAGAAGACGATTGTAGAGGCGCAGAGAGTGTTCAAAATGAACACGAATATCTTCAGTCAAAACTAACTTCAGATAATCAGGAATATCATCAATACTGTTCTGACGATTCTTAGTATCCTGTCTGCGAAGTTCGGGAAGGGGAATTGTTTTACTTAGGAGATTCGTATCAGCATATCGTTGCGAAAATTCTTGATATGTAAATGAACGATGCCTTAGAATCTGCGCTGCAATACCACGAGTGGTGTTAATCTCCACAGTCATACTTGCTTGCTCAAAGATGCTCCAGTGTTGATGCTGAATACAATACTTAAGCAATCCAGAAAACTTTTCATTCTCTTGATTTGATGGATTGCTTACTCTAGCACAATAAGCCATATGCTTTTCTGCATCAGGAGTAACACTGATAAGTTTAACTTCTGGCTTCATAAATTCAAAATCAATCGGGGTATCCATCATCATCTCCATCGTAAAATACTTCGTCGTAATCTGTAATATAATTGTTAATTTTTTCTTGTGTTGTTTTATATGAATCTAAATCAGAGTAAACTTCTGATTTTAAACAATCTACTAGAGATTCAAGATTCTGTACAATCAATTTTAATTTTTCCCTATCCATACTATTTTATTAGATTCATTGCTTGTTGTTTTGGTATATCCTAAACATCTCACCTATTTTATCAGATTTATGCATAAAAATAAACATTTCTAAAACATCTGGTGAAATTTCTGGGAGAGTCTGTAAATTATATTTTTTTTTCAAATCTAGATAAATTTCATGAAAATTTAAATACTCTTTGTTGAATTCATATCTGGGAGACAGTCTATTATTAAATGGGAAAGCTAAAAGCTTTGGATTACAATATCTTAAACCAATTTCATATATTATTGTTTCAAATGGCCAAAACCACAATGTTTCATGCTTAATATTTTTATGAACGGCATAAACATCACCAATTATGTCTTTAACATTATGATGTTCATGATGATCTAGCAATAAGGTATCACACTTACCAAAATATTCAGATGCATCGCAATGTATTAATTCTATATTGTCTAAAAGTGGAGATTTAATATGTTGATGATATTCAATTACTTCTTTATTTTTTTCTAATACTGTTATTTTGGAAACGTTCTTTTTTGTTAATAACCAATTTTCTCTTATTCCAAATCCAAGTCCGCTACAAATACAATGCCCTTCAGCCAAATAATAATGAGAAAAGAAATGATATGCTTCTAGATGAGTTTCTAGATTATAGGACATCCATTGCTCACCATTAACCTTTAAACAAAATCCAGACGAATTTTCCCATTTTTCAACCTCTAAAGATCCTTTACTAAAAGGTTCTATTTTAGGGACATCATAATTTAGCATTTTTAAAAGATCTAACATTAGCAAACTCCTACGTGTGATTGAGACCAAACTTTTGAGTGATCATTCTATAAAATGATTTTCTTATTCTAGATGCAGAATGATTTGTAAACCACATAGATTTTTGTAGTCTATCTATCTTCCAGTTTTCAATATAATTAATTTCAGACTCAAATTTTTTTCTATAGAATGGTACTAAACACATCAATGGAGTATTTATTTCCACGATTTGATCTTCACTCATTCCGTCCAATTCCATTCCAGTATTAATTTTTTTATTCCATTTAAACATCCAGTTAATTTCTAGAGGACTTATATCAGTATGGTATATTCCAGCCGCAGTTGAAAATCTATTTTCATTATTCCATAGTGGATGCAATATCAACGTAGATACACCAGGATCAGTTTTCATATACCAAGGAGATTTAAGTTTTAAAAAAAACTTATAGGGATCATCTTCATTAAAATATTCACCAACTAAAGAAGAAGAATGGTGGGTTAATTCATTCTTAACTACACTATCGACCCAATTAATATAAATTTGCCCTTCACTTTCTTCTCTGAACAAAAAAGTAGACCAGGATTTAATAATATAACCAGAAGAAAGAAAATCAAATATTCCTGGGCAAGTTTTTGTGTTGTTTATTTCTTTTCCTATCTCTTTCTTATCCTCAGATAAAAACCTAAAGGGACACTTTTTTACACTAGGCATAGGTAAATCAGAGAACCATTTCGGTATTTCTTTGTATGCAGGCACTGGTTCTGGAATTAAACCTTTATTTTCTTCAGAAGTATAAAAACTTATTTTTAAACTCATGTTTAAAATTAAATAAGTTCATTATACCATAAAAAAGGGGGGGTAGCAACCCCCCGATTCTATCTGAATAAAAATTGAATATAAAGAGACAATAAAACAAGTACAACCGCAGATCCTGCGGCAATTTGTAGTATTGCAAACATCACTTTGCTCCAACGAGTTGTGCTAATTGCGCTTGGTGACGACGCTCTTCTTTTTGTTTTTGTTCTTTAATAAGTTGTAGGAAGTTAAGTTTCTTCATTTGCCTTCCTCCCAATTCCAGTTGTTGCATGGACGATATGCGGTTCCACGATATACATTCTGTGGATGGGATGGGGCATGAGTTTCAGAATACCAGTGTTGATATTCTTGCTTAGGGGCGTCAGTATTATACTTGCACCCTCTATAGGTTGCTTGTGACATTAGGTTTGCTCCTTTACTGTTAGGTTAGGTGGCGTTCCTTCAGTCGGCTTTTGCGTCTATTTTACACTCCTTTGGAGCAATCTGTTTGATTTCCCAAATCAAGTCATTTTTTGCTTGTTTTGGAATATCAACCCTATAAACTCTTCCAACCATTAACTGTGCTTGTAAACAAGTTAATAAGAGTGTTTCCATAGATGAACGATCCGTTCCGAGTCGGCTTACTTCCGTCCTATTCAGTTTAGCACTTAAGTCTCACAACATCCTTTCGGAGTTCTGA